CCGGCAGATTACAACATTACATCGGGGCAACAGCCTTCATGATACCGATGCGCTCAGCACGCTTAATCAGCGTACCGTAGTACCACTTGATGCTGCTCAGGCCGGTTTCGCCGTACGGGTCTTCCTTGGTAACCATTTCTTTACCAGGCATCTTCGTAACCACGTTGAACTTCACAGTCTTGCCATCCGACTGGAAGCCAATCGTGGAGAACGAGTCGTCGCCCACACACAGCAGCGGGTAGACATCGTACTTGTCAGCGGTAGCACGGTAACCGGGGTTGGTACCCACGGATGCGCCAGCACCTTCCCAGTGCAGCATTTCAGGAACCTGAATGATGCGGAACTGGTCAATACAGCCTTCCTCACCAGCCATCACATGGCCAGCTGCGGCGTAGTGTTGGACAGCAATGAACGCCTTATTGCCGAAGGTGTCCACCATGGCTTTCAGGTGGGGCATCATGGCCGAACCAACATATAGAACTCGGCATGCCGGGAGCGTGTTGGTGTCGGTCAGGAGGGAGCCCGTACTGACAGTGGTGTGCTTCGGGCAACGTGCTTCGGTCAGCATCTGGTCAAAACGAACGAAGTCCGCGTAGTCCAGGATGGCTGCAGCAGCACCGCCCTCTGCGGAAACCGTGGCATGGGTGGTAGCGGCACCAGCATACAGTGTCGTACCGGCAGCGGTCAGCAGATCAACTTGCAGACAAGCTTCGGTCAGCTGGGCGGCAGCGTTGATCAGCTCACGCGACAGATGCTCACGCAGCATGTCATCCGAGTCAAAGTCCAGCGATTCTTGAGTGAACTCAGTGAACGCACCAAACTTATGAATCGAACCTTCCAGAGCCAAACGGGTAGAGCCCACGCGGTTCACGCGACCACCATTCTCGCCGAGGACCGGCAGACGGCCACTGACCGTACCCACGTCACGCGACGAGCCGTACAGATTGCCCGAGCCTTGGCGTGCTTTGGCACCGATTTCCAGTGCGGTAATCGCGTTGGCTTGGGTGATTGAAGTCACACGGAAGGTCACCGAGCCCACGTCGGTATTCACGCCGGAGCTACCACCCACCAGGGTAATGGTTGCCAGACCAGAGCCACCACTGCCGTCTGCGCCTGCAGTTGCTACCACACCGTCAATGTTGGCATTGAGGGCAGCAGCAGCGGTAGCCTTAGAGGCGTTGGCCACAGCGGGCGTACGCGTCGGAATGGTCACGATATAGTTAGTTGCACTAATCGTGGCACCCGCAGCATCCAGACCTTGGCTGTTCAGGTTACGGTCATCCAGGATGGGAACATACTGGTGGACCTTGATGGTTTTACCGAAATGCTTCGGGATGTTGGTTACGTTGGCCAACGGCATGAAGTACTGATCCTTGCGCGCATCAATGACAGCTTTGCGCAGGTAGTAGTACGAGTTCATCTGGTCGGAACCAGCACCGTCGATATCAGATTTGCTGCCCAGGATAGGGGCGTTGTAATTCAGGCTCATGAGGAAATTCCTTTAAGTTCGTTTTTGCATGAACTGCATGAACTCCGCATCGGATAGTTTTGCGGGGTCTGTTGCAATCGCTGCGGGGGCAGTGCTTCGTGTGGACGAAGCTGCACGGAGTTTGGCGTCATTTCCTGCAGGAGATTTCTGCGCAGGCACCACACGCGTTTCCAGGGGCTGGTTCGCAGGCGGTTTCAGTGCAGCCATCATCGCATCACCAACTTGGTGATACGCATGCAGGAATGGAGTATTCGGAGGAATCGCACCGAGCATGGTTTGACGCTCCATTTCTGCCGTGATCTTGGCGTATAGCCCGGATTCACGTTGCTCATGGATAGCGGTAACCACTTCAGGATTTTCCCAAATGATCTCCTTTGAGGCGTCGTCCCATGATGAGTTGATTTCCTGAAGTGTCGTCTTGCCTGTGTCGGAAGAGCTAAGCTCGTCCAGTACACTGCGAAAACGCACTTCATTGTCAGTCACCGCGTGATTGCCTGCCCGATAAGTGTCCTCACCGGTCGTGTCGATGCTCAGGGGATCGACTCCCGATTCCCGCAACAGCTTTTGAATTGCTGCGGGATTCTTCTTCTCCAGGTCGATCAAGAATGAGAGCTTACCTTCATCAAGCAACTCATTATTTTCCAACATGGTGATGATTTTTCGTTGGCCTGAGAGCGATTGCATCTTGCGCGTATAGTTCGCGCCCATCTGCATCAGCTTCACAGCCTCGTCTACGTTACGCAGCTCAATGGTCTTCCCGTCTGCTTTGAACGGGGCCATGATCTGTTTGTACAGCGCCTCGTAATCAGCCACCTCAGAAGCACTCTCGCCTTCTTTGGGGTCTGCTGCCGGGTCTACTACAGCCTCTGTCACAGCCTCTGAGGCAGTCTCCGGGACAACTTCGGAGGTGGGCTGTTCCTTCGCCACTACCTCAGCATTTCCGTCGTCTGCGGGGGTGGTCTCCCCAACAGCTGCGATTTCTGGAGATACAGCAACTGTGGTTTCTGTGGCTTCCTCAACCCCTGGAGGGGTACTGCGCAGAAATTCTTCGTCAGAGAGCGCCATGGTTATGCCTCCTCGCCACGGGCTTCATCAATAGCCAGATTCAGCTCTTCCATTTGGCTCTCTGCAATACGGCCCAGCTGTACCGACATCGAAAGAAAACGCTTCAGATGTCCCGCAGCTTGAGCCATAGCCAAAGCATCTGCCCGCTTCTGCTCGTCCAGCAGCGGATCAGCTGACTCCTGAGCATAGCGCGCACAATCCGTCAAACAGAAACCTTCCAGAATCAGAAGGCGGAAGTCAGGGTTCTCGGCAAGTTTGGCTGCGCGGCGACCACGTTCAATGACTTCGCGGGCGTTGACCAATTGCTTTTCAAGAGCGGTAACGGACATATATTCCTCAGGCTTGGGTGGAAGAAACTGCTTGATAACTTAGGTTAGTTCAGATCATAGGGGGTTTTGCAAAGAGTTGTCCAGTGTCATTGTCTTTCGAGAACTGGTTAAACCCAATTGCAGCCTCAATGTCCGGGGGGAGCTCTTCAGCTTTTCTCCCCGCGAGTAGCGCTTTGGTGACTGCCAACGCTTGGTTGCTCTGGCCTTGGGAATGCTGTCGCTCCAAGTCACGTGCATGTTTCGTCCCGGACTCTTGTTCCAAGAAATCCAAGTCAGTTGCGTCAGCTTGTGCCTTGACCAGAGCTGCGCGTGCTTGCAGGAAGCCTACCTCAGCTCGCAGCTTTTCATTTTCCAACTTTTTTGCTTGGAGCTCCAGTTGCTGCATCTGCTCCATCATGGGGTTCGGCTCAGGCTTCCAGTTCTTGAGGGTGTGGGCCAGCTCTGGCATGCGCTTCAATCGAGCGATCTCCGCAAGAATAGTCGTCGTCATCTTCGGGTCTGCCTTAGGCCCCAACGTCTGAAGCATGAAAGACAGATCACCCGCTTTTGCTGCATCCACCTCTTCCGTCTCAATGTCCACAACAAGGTCAAAATTGCCTTGGAGGTCTTCTCGACGAATCTGGATGAACTCTGTATTGGTTACCCGAACCACCTCTGTCTCAGACAGGAAGGCTTGGTTCATGGCAATGATCTTGGCCCCGATATCCCGAATACCCTTGGCCAATCGACGCAGAATCGCCATCTCCCGCTTGGCTGTGGCACTCAAGGCACCGCGTACCCCTGCAGCAACCGGGCCATAGCCTTCCCCAGAAATACCCTCGGTGAAGCCTTTCACGCCCGACAGAGATTCTGCTTCTTGCGTCTGCAGAGCCAACATGGAGAAAGCAGATTGGGGCAATTCCGGGTAGGTGTGCGTGAACATTCCTTGCGCTACGGGCATCTGCGGGTTGAACTCATAGTCCATCCCTGCCTCGTATTTTTGTCGCTGCAACGCGTCCAACATGCCTTTGGCAAAACCTGTCTGCCCGTTGGCAGACTTGCCCAACAAGTCAATCATCCCTCGGGTAACAGCCCCAAGAATCCGTTGGTTGTCTGCCAGAAGTTCAGCATCCGGCTCCCCGTAAATTGAACGCTTAGCCGGAGAATACTTGATGAGGGTGAACGGGAGCTTCTTGTCCGGGAAAGGCCCTTCTTCCATGCGAATTAGCTGCTTGCCAATCCACGTGGCTATGATGGGTACAAGGTTACCAGTCTTGTGGATATCGTAGTAGCCCCAGTATTCCCGCGCTACAGCCTTCCGACGAGACGCGTCGGCAAAGGCAAAATCAGCGGGCGTGTTTGAAACATGCTCGCTATCTGTGGCCACCGTGACGTTGGGCCAATCTATCTTATCCAGGTTCTTGTACCGGGGCCCCTCTGTTTGCAGTGCAGCCTTGTTGGCCTCAAACGTCACAATCACAAACAGTGCGCGAGACAAGTCCCCTTGGCAGCTCGGGTCAATCGTGACATTTGCGGTATCCAACACTGTCACAGTAGGGTGGTTGTGCAGCACTTTCGTGACTGTGATTTCCTGCTCACCAACCTGTTGTGCGAACACTGGTTGTCCAGTTTCCATGGAGTACTTCACAGACTCTTGGATTTCCGGGTTCAGCAGGGAGAAACCAAGTGGGTCCTCTGTCTGCATTATTGCTGCGTCCTGCAGCATCTGCAGCTGCCCCTCCTCCGTAATGGGGAAGTAGGAGAATACAGGGGCCATCTCTTGAACGTCCTCCGTCTGATGTCGCCAACCAGTTTGCACAATCACAGTCCCCTCATCCACAAGGGTGTGCACAAGCTCATCCACAAAACCGATACGGTCTATCTTGGTTCGGAACTGCCAGTTCAGCACAGCCTGGTTCTGCTCCGCTGCGGCTTTGTCTTCAAAGGACACAGGCGAAATGGTGAACAAGTTTTGTGCACTGTTGAACGGCTCCGACAATGCTGCATAACGCCACTCGGCTTGGCGACGAACTAGTTTGGGCTGGATGCTTGAGCGTCCTTTGACCTTCGCTGGAGCTTCCTTCCCAGTAACGTCCCGCAAAGCTGCCCATGCAGCAAGACGGGCAGTGTGTGTCTGTTGAAACGGTCGAGCATTCTCAGCGTCTTTGACGAGCTCAGCCAAGCTGGGTTCCTGCGCCCAATCTGTCAAACGTGTGGGTTCTGTGGGGAACATGCCCGCCCTTTCTAAGCAGTGGTCGTAATACTGACCGGGAATGTGAATGTAAAAGGGGTGTTCAGGAATGTCAGTGTAACTTGACGAACCACGGTACCCACAGTCGCCGGGGGTGTTACAACCAAATCCAACTGCATTGTTCCTGTCCGGTTTATCACCAGAGGGGGTATCTCAACCAGCGCAACGTTTTCCGCCAGCTGCGCTTCCGCACTCATGTGCGGCACCAGAAACCCCCAACCTGGGTTCATGAACCTGGCAGAGGTATTCACGGGAATCCCTGCAGGCCCAGTAACCGTAACGGGAACCAACAGAATCAGGCTGTACGCTGGTGCACCAAACCGGCGAACCTTCAGGGAACTTCTCAAACGCTCGGCAAATTTATGTAGGTTCAAGTAGGCTGGCATGGTTACCCCAAAGTCACCAGACCAAACACCGTATTCTGCGCGGCCTGCAGATCAGTCAGACGAACCACATCTGTAGGGTCTGCCGGAGCTGTGGAGACTGACAAGGTCGTCAAATCTGCTGTGCCCCCTGCAATCGCCACAGCGCTTGCATCCTGGAGGCCCAACGTACCAACTGGTTGAACCGCAGCCAATGCCGCTTCCAATGTTGGGAGCGCCTCTGCCACCGTCCGAACCAACTCAAAGGCGGAAGACAGCTCTTTGTCTACAACACTGGTTTCCCCTGTGTAGGGGTTGAATGTGGACAGGCCCATGGCACTTACCTCCAGCCGTTCTGTTGAAATCGTGTGTTGGTAAAGGAAAGCCCTTCCTGTACCAGGTCAGCCCCTACCGCCTCATCACAAATACTTGAGAACATCCCAAGGTATTCTCCAGCCTTCGCCCCAGCTTCTGGGGTGTTCATGTGGCTGTAGACCTTGTGCGCGACCCAAGCAGACAAAGCACCCTGTAGGCAAAGAGGGAGTTCTACCCGCTGGTCCTCAATGTCTTCAGCCGACAATTTCGGGTGGGCTGCCTGATACAGCACGCTCACCTTGTCTACCCAAGATGCGTCGGGGATTTGCAACGTATTGTGCTGCCGGGTAAACAATGAGTACTTCTCATTTGGGTCATTTAAAGGCATCTTCACCCCCCACACATTGTGGCAGGACATCACCTTGATAACGTCTTCCTTGAATGGGTCACCCGCAGAATCCAGGATGTACGCGTAAGCCTCCCCTGCCCCAGGAAAACGGCTCAACGCGAACTGCTCCAAAAAGTGGTAGTTCTGGATATGGTTGTACGCCTGAATGATTACCTCACCCTCTCGCAGATTGAAACGAGAGTACAGCCGAAGCAAACCATCATTCATGTAGCTGATAATCTTGGGAAGCTTGGCCGGGACAATCGTGCCACTGCCTTCACCACTCAATGACAGATTACTCAGCTCACCATAGCTGAGGGAGGTCAGGAATTCTGTCAGTTGCATAGTCGCTACACCAAGTAGTTTGAGATGCTCGCCACTTCATATCGGAAGTCTGCATCATCATCTTCAAGGACTGCTTGCGCTGTCCCCCCCAATACAGGCTTCCAAGGTTTCAGGTAACCCAGCATTGAAATCCCATCAATGCAGTCATCTTTACCTTTGATGCCATCCATTGTGGTCATGCTGATTTGCTGGAGTATCCGCGCCATGATAGCAGAACTCTTCAACTCTTCGGGAAACACAATCAGCCCCGACTTGAACCAAGGAACGACGAGGTTGAATCGTACAAGCTTGTCCACTGCAGGGCGTACCCCCGGAGAGTTATCTTGGGAGGATGATGCAAAGGTGAACCAAAGACTCCGCACAAGCATCTCCGACTTGAGCCAATCAATGAAAGCTCGTTGCTGCCCACTGACCTCCACCCCCACACTTTGGGGGCTGTATTCCCGCACGTACTCGAACAGCTTGTTGATGTTCTTGTCCATCGTCTGTCGCTCGCAGATGCCATCAATGAGATGCCACTTGCCCGCAGTGCAATAAGCCCAAACGAAGATTACCGAGAAGTCTGCCCGCTTCTTGTGAGACGTAGCAAAGTCCGTCGTGATGTAGAAATTGTAGTCCCCCCGATTCTGTAGAATCTTGGCCCGACTCTCCCAGACAATCTCTCCATCCTGAACCAAACGATTCTCAAAGGAGCTGATCCGCAGCATCAATTCCTGCATGAAAGAGGAAACCCTGCCCGTCCCTACCGCGAAGTTGTACTGGGCCAGCAGAGTGTCGTAGGAGAACCTGTCCTCCCAAGCACCCACAAACTCCTCCCGCGTGCAGGGGAACGACTCACAAACCGGCCAGACGTTGGCATGCCACCCACCCGACTCCACCGCTTTCACAATGATGTCGTCTGCGTTGAAGGGTGTCCCGTTGAAGATCACCTTTTTCCGCTTGGGGTCCAAGGCGTAATCCAGCCCGGAGTAGACGGTATCGTTGATCCGATCCATCGCCGCCTTAGAGGTCGCATCGCTGTCCCCAATCAGGTCATCCAGGATTGCAATCGTAGGCCGCTTGGCAAAGATTTTCGATCCCCGAATACCCGTCATGGCCCCGAACATCTTCGCCCCCAAGGGGTGCCCAGCCTTACTTTCAAACTCCAGGTATGGGTCTGTAAACGTCGCTTTCGGCAACCAGTCCTGAAGAAAGTCCGAGTTGTTGTAGCGCGTCTCGATATTCTTCCGGGCATTCTTTACCCCGTTCTCCATCGAGTCAGAGACGTAGATCATCCCTGTTACATCCCCAAACCCCGGCAGCTCCCCAAACACAGCCAGGTACAGGGTCAGGTATTCCATGAAGACTGAAGTCTTTGCAGCCCCCCGGAACACCAGATTCACGATATGGCTATGAGGCTCGATAGCCTTGTCCAACATGCGCAAATGAAAAGGAGGCGTTTTGTTCGCCTCCCCTTGAGCCCCATTGACCAGCTTGATGAAGTTCATGAACATCAAGGAGAACTTCGACGGCACATAGCTACTGGAGTTCAGGTAGGTGTAATCCACCTCATTGAGCCAATCATCCAGCGACTTCTTTACCAGAATCATTCGGTGGGTGTCACGTCAATGATTTTCGCTTCAGCAACCGCCTTCGTTGCCACCCCTTGTTGGATCAGACACTGTTGTTGCATTGCCAGCTCTCTCAGCGTCTCTTTCAATTCCAGCATACCGGAGTTCTCCCTCACCTCCATCGAAATCTTAACGGCGGCCTCCTTCGGCTTAGCCAGGTGAGTCAGGATGCTGTTGGCTGCAGCCACCCGAGCAATCTCATTTTTACCATGGGCCATGATATCGGCCTGAACTGCAATAGCCCGTTGGTAAACATCATGGTTCAAAATCCACACAGGAATCAGGGACTGCTCCGTAATCCCCATCACCAGCTTGGTCTTGTTGTAGGCCGAGACGTACGGGGCGATATCCTGAATCGTCAAACCCTTTGCCATCATCCCGGCATGACGCTGGGGGAACGTCTTTGCAAAAGCATCCTGGTTCGTCATACCCATCAGCTTGTAGCTCACGTAGGTAATCGCATTCAGGTACTCAGGAGTTGAGAACTTCCCTTGCTGCATCACCGAAGAGTACGAGATAAAGTTCTCTCGAATCCTCTCAGCAATCATGGGATCACTCGAAACATTGTTGATGGTATCCACCAAACTTTGCGTGATCGTCTTTTTCAAAGAAGCAGGAACAGCTTTTATTACATCTTCTAGCGTGAGCATGTGTTTTCCTTGGGTCGTTCTGGGCAGTATAAGGAGAAGCTACTTAAACAGCAAGTCGCCTCGTTCGTACCAGCCTTCAAGAAAAAACCCACGTCCCTCCGCGCTGCGCGCTGCGGTCGTGGGTTTTTTCTTTCGGTGGCACTCACTCGTTACTTGCTGTTTAAGTAGCTTCTCCCAACCTCCCCCCTCCCCCAAAATTTCCAGGGACCCCCTTTACCTCTCTCCTCGCCCAGCACTAGCATCACCTAGTAGGGGCCTCCTTAGAAGAAAAGTCTCTTAAATCTCTTTAAGAGCGAAAAGAAGAACTTGTACTTTAAGAAAGAAATCTCTTAGAGTCAATGAATGTCTTCTAAGAGATTCTCTTTCACGCGGGAGCAACTCCCGTGCCAGATATGCTTCACCTGCCCAAATGGACAGTGAAATTCTGGCGCTCATCCGGGATTTAGAAGAGGAAGAACTCCTCTGTCAAACAGGGGTATCCCAGCTCACCAACGAAGAACTTCACTTCATTGCAATGAGCTACGGGATGGCTACAGCTGACACGAACATGCTGTTCAGCAGAACGCGTATCCTTCGTGATCTCTCCCACAAGTTGGGCCTATTACAGTAAAAATTCTTCGCTAATTTTTTCTGCCTCCACTTTCTGGGTACCCCAAGGAACCTCGTAGGAGCTCGTAGGAGCTGTTTTGGATCGAGGGTGGGGAGTAGATTCATCTGGAGCCAAAGAAACGAAGCTACGGGTCTGTATTGACTCAAGGATGGGCATACCGACATCTTGTTTTCTTGACGTATCGACGTATCGACGTAGTACTACACGTTCCAGCACACGTAACGCCACACGTACACCTCCCCCCCGTACACGCACAGCACACGTACATCGCACCCACCCCAAAGCTACACGCACACCTAGCTACACCACACACGTGTACATCACACCCAAGCCATACCTATGTGAGCGCTCCGCGCAGTACGAGGCTATTGCATCCCGTAGTAGCCAAAACAAAGGAGGACACCACCATGTCCACTCTGAAATCAACCTGGGGCAACAGCCTACAGGTAGTGAGCACGACCGCCAGTACAGCGGTCACTGTGCTATCAGCTGCCAATACGGCGGCGGATGCGCTCGTTGTGCAAGCCCAGAATTGGGCACGAGTAACAAAAAGTACGTCTAACGCCGAAGCTGTCCGCCAACAGACGAACGGCATCAACGCCGTAGCTAAGGCTATGGTGTTGGATCAATTGGAGGTCGAGAGGTTCATCTCCACTTCCAGCAGGCACGAAGAACTCTTCAGTCAGGTGCATGCGCACTTGGTTGAAGCCACCAAGGAGCCGGTCAAGGAAGCTTGATCAGTACCAGTAACCAGTCCCCAAACCGGGGGTTGGTTACTCCAAAGGATGGAGGAGAGGAAGGAAATTCCTCTCCGATATCTACTCAGGGTATCCCCTGATCCAAAGGGAAATTAGTTGTACCTTTGTTGTGGGACATAAAAGGCATCAAAAGTCGATGGACTTATATGATATCGCTTATTCCTGAGGTATAACTTTTTCTCATGGAGGTATTCCTTTTTGGAATATCAGAGTAAAAAGTGGGGGAGGGTAGTACCCCACCCTCATTTTTCTCACCCTCATTTCCACTAAAATTTCTACGACTAAAGTCGTAGGCATTTCCACCCCCATCTCCTCGGAAACCCAATCCCAGCCTCGTTGTTGCGTAAAAACAACACTTGCCTGTGGATAACTTTGGGAGGTCCTTTCCTTTTGGATCAAGGACATTCCCTACAGATCACTTACAAAACTTACATTATATAAGTTTCGTAAGTGTTCTCCCCCATCAAGGGTTTACCTGTCCCTGATTCCACGTCCAGCAGCGCTCCGCGCTGACTGAGTTAATTTCGCCCGGTAGGGCAGAAGGAGATTGATATGGTCTGTACGCAATGTGGGGGAAGTATCCTCGGGAACGGATATACCACCCGTTTCCACTGCGAACGAATGACTGATGTATCAGGTGAGCCTGATGCCTCAGTTGTTGAGTGCAGTCCCGACGTGGATTGGGAATTGGGTCTTGAAGGCCCCGAGACGCCCACCATGGCAAGCCTCGTAATAAAGGAGGCGTACCGGGTGCTGGATGGTGACTATCCATCCAGCGCTGCTACGTGGGAAGTGCTGGAAAATCTCCAGTACACCTACAAAGAAATTTACAACGCCAATCGTGGGGCGAAGGATATTTCCTTCTCGCCCACAGTGCATATCCAATTCGGGGACAATTCAATCCTCGAAATCACAAGCACAGACTTCCGGGAAGGGCTCCCCTTCTGAAGTCTGTGCTTCCTAGTTACCTACCTCACACTCTTACAGATGTGAGATAGGTTTTTCTTTTTAGGGGGGTGCAATGGATCCAAAGAAATACATGAGCCGTACGCAATGTAATGCGTACCGCAAGGGGCTACGGCCCACACCTGCTCTGTACCAGGGAATCAACTGGTACGTTGTAGGTGTGATGCTGGCGCTATGCGCTGTGCTTCCTTTGTTAGGGTTCTAACGTGGGGAATACAGCACATAGCGCTGGTTGGAATTTTTTGACTGGGGGGGCCCTATGATCTTCGTATTTGGTTCCAACTTGGCGGGGCGACACGGGGCAGGTGCTGCGTTGTATGCGCGGCAACACCATGGTGCTATCTATGGCCGGGGAGTTGGTCCCCAGGGACAAAGCTACGCCATCCCTACAAAGGATGGTTCGCTTCGTCCCTTGGGGTTGAAGCAGATTGCTGCGTATGTCCAAGAGTTCTTGGCGTACGCAGCGAGTCACCCTGAACTCAGATTCCAGGTGACACGAATCGGCTGTGGTTTGGCTGGCTACAAGGCAACAGACATCGCACCGATGTTTGTTGGCACACCGGGCAACTGTGAGTTGCCTGAGGGTTGGTAATGCCCACCAACAGGCAGCGTGTAGTTGCCTGTTGGTTGGCTCAGCGCTCCGCGCTGTTTGAGGTTTTTTAACCGGGAGTGGCCTCTTGCCACTCCCCAATTTGTAGTACAGCCCATTGGAGGGGCCTAGTATGCTGAACTTGCAACCTGTAATGCCTGCTGCAACCGCTGCTATTGCAGCAACGTCCACGACCCGGCCCAAGGCCGAGTTTTACATCAACATCGGTTGTTACGTCACCATCACGCGTGATGGTGCACCAGAGGAGGTGTTCGTGAGCCTGCCCTTCGGGCTGGCTCTGGATACCATGCAGGAAGCGGATGTAGGGAATCATCCCACATCTGAGTATGGCCTTATCAAGGCGGCCCAGAATGCCCTGTTGGCGAAAGCCAAAGAACAAGTGGGAGCACTTGCTCCGGGGGCAACTATGCCTCTCCCATTCTTCTCCGTGGAAGCACGGCGAGTAGGGGCCAAGGAGGCACCTGTTGCGGCGGGGCAAAACCCCTTCGCAGCATTCTCGTTCTAACCTCACCTACCCCACGGCTAACGCTGTGGGGTAGTTTTTTCTTTATTAGATAGGGCACCCAAAGGGGTGCTCTATTTTTTTGTGCGGAGGATGGAATGCAGCCGAACTTGCGGTATTACCAAATCGCTTTGGAGAACACGTTTGGGAAATTCCAGACACTCACCAAAGTCCTCGAAGAAATCCACGGAACTCCTAACCTTGTAGAAGGCTTCCAGTTACACGGACTGGAAGAAAAATGTATGGTGCGGTTTCTCGCCCATGCGCTCATCAGCAAGGCCGTACCCTTCAGCAGTATGGTAAGTGTGCGCCCTAAGAAGGTCTCCTTGGAGACAGCAACAAGTCTCTTGGAGCAAGCCACCACAGCGGGGTATTTTTCATGGGATGGAGAATACTTTCGTACACCATTGAGCTTGCCTGAGTCTCTTCAAGAGTCTCTGAAGCTGATGATGTACCCACTTCCAATGGTCGTGAGACCCAACAAACTACAGAACAACTTTCAGAGTGGTTACCTCACTCGAAAGAATGATGTGGCAATGTTGCGTCGAGTTCCCACAGGAGAACTTGTTCTTCCTCATCTGAACAAGCTCAATGCCACTGCTCTTCGTATCAATGAAGAGGTAGCAGAGTTTGCACAGACTGTTATGCCTCCCCCGAAACGAAAGGATTGGGAATCTTTCCAAGAGTACGGAAAACGAATACGCCACTTTGTTAGCTGGCGTGCAAACATTGCACAAGTCCATGGGCTGTTGAAGGAAGCCCCGTATTGGTACTTGCTCCACAAATATGACAAGCGTGGTCGCACCTACGTATGTGGGTACCACGTCAATTACCAAGGACCGGACTACTGCAAAGCAGTAGTTGAGTTGGCTCATCCTGTAAAGGAGTAATGCCGTGAACATCATCGACGCTCTTCTGCTTAAGGCAGAACCAATGACATACGCTGCGAAGCTGCGTGCAGTAACCTACCAGCCTCTCACAAAAGAGGTTCCCCAAATCTTGCCGGGAATGGAAGCAAGCTTCCTGGCAATGGAAACAGTTCTTCAAACACTTCCAGGTACACCGCTCTCCCTGTTGGAGGTGGTGGTGGAAGCGAAGCTCGCGCAGGTGACAGTGCGGAAAGCATTACGTCATTTGTTGAAGGCTAAGCTGGTGAGGTGTCTCAGACCTCCCAGAGCCAACATGCCAAACATCTGGCAAATCACTCCTCTAGGCGAAAGCATCCTGCAAAAAGAAGAGCAGGAAGATCGTCTGGAAGGGCTATACAACCAAGTTAAGGAGGCCCTGTAATGGAACACTTTTCCCCCGTGGAGTACGTGAAAATTGCTGTAGCCAACGCTTTCGGCCAAGACAAGCTGACGTGGCAAAGCAGGCTTGCTTGGTTCGATGCCATGAATACAACAGGTCGCCTTGACCCGGCAGAAGCCGAATCCCCTGCACAAGCCTACGCTGCGCTTATGGCGTACAAACACCACGTCACAGAGACCCCTTCAGGGTTTCTAATGAGCTTGGACGCAACAGCGTCGGGGCTGCAAATCCTCTCGTGTCTCACACGAGACACGATAGCAGCAGGCCTCTGTAACGTTGTAGATGCGGGTATGCGTATGAATGCGTACGAGGCAATTTACAACCAGTTCTGTCAAGCTGGGCCGCAAGGCCTGAGCAATCCTGCTGCAGTAAAGCAAGCAGTAATGACCTCATTGTATGGCTCGATTGCAACCCCCAAACGGTTGTTTGGAGGAGTGGGCTACGCAGCTTTCGTGGAGACCAT